GACGCGGGCGTCGGTCGTGACGGGCTGGCGGCCGTTCGGGCCCTTGTAGACGGTGCGGGTCATGTGAACGCTCCTTCAGCGGTTCAGCGCTTGTCGGCGCCGTCAGCGGCGTCGATCAGCGCGTTCATGTCGTAGCTGGCGAACTCGGCGCCGGCCGTGGTCGTCGCGGCTGCACTGCCCGGCAGCACCGGCGCAGCGGTCGTGCCGTTGGCCTTCAGCTCCTTGCAGCGCTTCAGGCCCATGGCCTTGAAGTCGTCGGCGGTCAGGCCCTTGCTGTTGGCCGCCAGCTCGGTGGCCAGCGTCGCCAGCTCGGCTGCTTCGGCCTGCTGCGCGTTGGCCTGCAGGGTCTGCAGCTGCGCGTTCGCGGCGTCGAGCTTGGCCTGCACCGGGGCGACGGCCGCGGCCCGCACGTGCGCGTTGTAAGCGTCGACGAGCGCCTGATCGGTCAGCCCTTCGGTCGAGATGCCCGCGGCTCGCAGGGCGTTGACGATCATGTCCTTCATTGGATCCCTCTGCAGGTTGTTGACGGGCTCGTATTCGCGCTTCTCGCGCACCTCTTGAGCAGTCCCAGAAAATGCTACGGACGAGCCGTCAGAGGCGACGCTGTAGTCCTGGCGGTACATGCGGCCCTCCCGGTCGGACCAGACGGCGTAGCGGGCGAAGACCTCGCGCACCCAGGCGCCTTCGGGCAGCGACTTGTAGAGGCCGTCGCGGATCTGGTCGAGGCTCAGTTCGCTGTTGCCCAGCAGCTTGCGCAGCCAGCCGCGCATGCCCTCGTCGCGGCGGTCGAGCGCTTCATTGACCGCGACCGCCTCGACCTGCTCAGCCTCGCCGGCTGCGTTCAGGAACATGCCGACGCCCTGCTCGGGCGTGCCGGCGCCGCTCTCGTTCAGCAGGAAGGCCGAGTGGTCGTAGGTGATCTCGGTGGCGATGCGCTGGTACTTCTTCCCCAGGCTCTCGCCGTTCGCGGTGATGGCCTTGCAGAACAGGCCGGTGCTCACGTGGATCGGCTCGGCGTTGGTGCCGTTCATCGCGGCGTCGAGCCGCTCGACCAGGCGCGCGCCGTCCGGGTGCGCCTTGGCCTGGGCCTCGTTGACGACGACGTCGTACAGCGTGCGGCCGCCCTCGTGCCTGACGTTCGTGCACACGGCGCCCGCGTAGCTCGTCAGCAGGGCGTTGCCGCTCAGTGCGCTGATGTAGCGGCCGGCGTCGTCCTTTGGGTGGCCGGCGGGGGCGGGCTTGCCTTCGAGGGACGGTGCGCCTGCCGCGAGCTGGTCGGCCATGTAGGCCATCCCATTCATCACGATGCCGTCGACGGCGCCGCAGACGTTGGCGACCGTGTACCGGCCGCCGGACTTCGAGACCGCGCCGGCGTTGACGGCCGACAGGACATGGACACGGGTGTGCTTCATGCGGCGCGATGCTAGGAACGGCCGCCCATAGCACTGCCAAGGGTGACAGGAGTCACGCCTCGCCCGGCGCTGCATGCAGTCATGGAAGCATGCAGGCCCAGCGCACCCAGGAGGCTGCGATTCATCGGCGGCGGGCAGGCTGAAGTCACCCCGTAACCCGTCGTCTTGCGCGGTCCCTCGCAGACAGGCCGCACGGCTCGCGGTCAGGGTGAACCGACCGGCCGGTCTTTGCGCGGTGTGGCCCGATGCAGGGCCGTGCTCGCTTTCGCCACGCTCGCGCGCCCGCAGGCGGCCGGAAACGAAGAAGCCCTCAAGGCCATGCAGTTTCCGCGTGTGGAGCCGCGTCCCGTTGCCGGGTAAGACTGCATGAGCTTGAGGGCTCGGTGCGATTGTCCGCCACGGCTCCACCCGTTGGCAAGCGCCATGCTACGAACAGGAAGAAAGAGGCCCCGGAGCCTTGCGACGCCGGGGCCGAGGTGCCCGCGAGGGCAGGAGACAACAACGATGAACCGGCCACCCCTAGCCGGCATGGGCGATGCTACGGATCAGCGCGCGGGCTGCTTCGCGGCGCCGCGCTTCTTCTCCCACGCCTTGATCTCGTCCACGCTGGTCTGGCGCGCGCGATCGGTCAGCAGGGCCTTCCCGTCGTCGTCGAGCAGTACCTCGGTGACGGAGCAGTGGCAGCGGTAGCGGTCCGGCCCGGCGTAGAACTGCCGCACTTCCGCGCTCGTGTAGACCTGCCCGTTGCGGCTCGCATGCCACGGCCTAGTCGTCGGGATCAGCGCCGACTTCCACAGCAGGCCGATGTCCATGCCCAGGTTCTCGACGGCCCAGTCGCGCTCGTCCAGGCGGGCCATGCGCAGGGTGTCGGTGATGTCGGTCTGCGCGTAGCCCTCCGCTCGAGCCTGCGACACCCCCATGCGCGCCTCGATCTCCTTCGCCACCACGCGCGGGTTCTTCCCGTCCACGATGCCCCGGCCGATGATCTGCGACAGCGCCGACTTCTCGCCCGCCGACAGCCCGGTCCAGTGCTCGTAGCTCTTGATCTGCGCCATCGCCACCCGGTTCTGGAAGCCCTGGCTCATCAGTGCCGCGCCGATGTTGCGCGAGGCCGAGTAGGTGGCCGACAGCGCGGTGAGGTTCGCCACGGTCTGCGCCAGCCCGAGCTGGGCGGCCTCGGCGTCGATCTGCGCGTACCAATGCGTCCGGTAGCTGCCGCCGGCCACGGCCTCGATCCAGCGGTCGAAGGCTTCGCGTAACGCTTGCGTTACGGCGGCCAGCTCCTCGGGCGTCAGGGCGTAGATCGTGCGCGGCGCGCTGCTCTGGTCGTTCTGCGCCACCTCGCCGATCACCCGGATGCGCGCGAAGATGGCCAGCACCTCGGCCGTGAGGCCGGCCCAGCGCTGGCGGATGGCCTTGATCGCCCGGCGCTGCACGGGGCCGCTGCCGGTGCGGTCGGTCGTGTCGCCCGGGATGATGGGCGAGCGGGGGCGGATGCGGTTCATCATGTCGTGTCAGTCCATCAGCAGCAGCTGCTCGTCTTCGGCCTGCAGCTCGGCCAGCGTCGGCCCGGCCGGTTTCGGCGCTGCGCGGCGCTTTGGCGGCACCGGGTCGGCCAGCACCAGCGGGCGGCCGGCGCTGCATGCCTGCATGCCTGCATGCACCGCGCGCAGCTGCAGCGCGATGCGCGGGCTGCCGACGCGGGCCTCGGTGAAGACCGGCGCGGCGGTGACGCGGCGCGGCGCGGGCTTCCACGGTGCCGACCATCCGCCGACGGCCGGGGGCTCGGGCTCGGGCGGAGCGACCGGCGTGACGCTGGGGCGGCCAACCGTAACGTCGACCGCAACGCTGCGCGCCTCGATCAGGTGTGCCGGCGGCGGCCCCTCGCCACCCTCCGCGCCGTACCAGCGGCCGGCCCACGAACCGAGCCACCGGCCGAGCGCGCTCATCAGCTACCGTCGAGTGACGTGACGTTGCGGGTGCCGGCGCTGTACGTGCCGGCGATGCGGGTCTTCGTGCCGTCGAGCGACTTGAAGACGGCCGACGGGCCTTCGAGGCCGGTCGCGTCACCCGCGGCCTGCGCGGCAACGATGCGCAGCACCTGCTCGGCGCTGAAGCCCGACTCGATGATCCGCTCCCACACCGCGGCGGCCAGGCCCTCGGGCGACAGCGCGGTGAACGGCGTCCACTCGCCCTGCATGCTGAGGCGGCCGCGCAGGTCCGCGCTGCCGGCGAACGAGAAGGAGCCCGCGCCCTCGAATGGCACGATCATCGACAGGCCCGCGGTGCCGGCGAACGTCAGCGCCGCGGTGCCGGTGAGTTGCACCACGCCGGCCAGGCTACCGGCGCCGGCCAGGCTGAAGGCACCGTCGCCGGACATGGAGACCACCAGCCCCAGCGATGCGGGGTCGGGCGTCAGCGTCATGGCCGCCGTGCCGACCATCGGGGCGCCCTGCAGCAGCGAGGCAGCGCCCGCGACAGCGGCGACCGGCCCAAGCGCCGACATGCTGCCGGCCACGCGCGGGGGCACCAGTGCGGCCATGCCGTAGCCGTCCGGGGCGCTGGCGGTCGGCGCGAAAGTGCCGAGGCCCCCGCCGAGCCGGTCGCCCAGGTTGCGCCCGAGCACCTCAAGCCCCGCGCCGGGGCCGAACTTGCGCCCGGCCGTCGCCGTCAGATAGCGCCCGTTCGGGTACATCGCCACGTCAGCCCCAGACGAACTCGGCGCCGCCCGCGAAGGTGGTCGCCGCGGCCGTCGCGTTGCCGGCGCCCCAGAGCCACGTCAGGCACGCGCCGTCCATGACCCGCGGCAGGCTCGGGATCTGGTTCAGCAGGTCTTTCTCGGTCATCAGGCCCGTCACCGACAGCGTGATCTGCGCCAGCGGCCGGCAGAGCACCAGCGCCGCCGTGCCTGCGCCCGAGGCGGCCGACAGCGTGACGCTGGCGAAGTTGCGGATGCCGGTGTCGCCCGACGCCAGGGGCAGGAACGGGCCGTAGTTGTTGGCCGCCGTGCCGCTGTGCGTGATGTGCGGCACGATGGCCGAGGCGGTGCACGACACGGTCACCGGCTGCACGCGGCCCGCCGTGCCGGCCTGGTTGGTGTAGCTGTAGCTCAGGTTGTGGGCGGTCGCGCCCGTCGTCGCGCGCACCGACAGGAATGCCCGAAGCCCGGCGCCGTCGGTGTAGCGCGGCGCGGGCGTGCCGGTCAGGGTCTGCAGCGTGGCGACGTTCATGTTGATGCCGGGCCAGTAGCCTTGCACGTCCACCAGCATCAGCGTGCCGGGCACGCCCGTGGCCGCCGTGCTCCATGCCGCCATGTTCAGCAGGTGCTTCACGTCCGCCGCGACGTTGCCGCCGTGCGGAATTCCGAAGATGTCGGTGCCGTTGCCGGTGCTTTCGTCGCACGCGCGCCAGGCCAGGGCCGTGCCCGGGTAGCTGTTTGCCACCGGCAGGCCTGCGAGCGTGCTCAGGTCATACCACCGGCCCAGCGCGTAGGCCGCGGCGCCCGTGATCTTGTTCCAGTCGTAGCGGGTCGTCTTGCCGGCGCTGATGGCGGCGACGAGCTGGTCCATTGATGCGATCGGCATGTCTAGCCCCAGGCAAAGGTGAAGTGGCCCCACCACGCGACAGAGCGCGCGGTCCCGGAGCCGATGCGGTTGAAGAAGCCGAGCCACGCGCCGTCGTGCACGCGCGGGCAGTGCAGCGCGCCGGAGCGGTAGAAGTCCTTTTCGACGGCCAGCAGGTTGTCGCCGCCGACGACGGTGGCCAGCGGCCGGATCAGGTAGATGGCGTGCAAGCCGCCGGGCGGCGTCGTGTACTGGATGGCGTCGATCTTCCGCACGCCACGCGGCGCGTCCAGGCTCATCGCCAGCGGGCCGACGTCCAGGTCCACAGTGCCGCGTGCGCTGCTGCAGACGAGGTTGACCCCGTTCAGCGGCACGCCGATGGTGCTGCTGCGCTGCACGCCGGCCGCGTCGGTGTACGTCAGCAGCCCGACCCCGCCCTGCACGGCCGGCGCGACGTGGTTCACCATGACGGCGCAGACGCCCTCGCCGCTGCTGTAGCGCGGCAGCGTGGCCGTGTTGTCCATCGCCTGCTCGTCGGTGCTGTCGCCGTCGATCAGCGGGTAGAAGCCAAGCAGGTCGTAGACGACGAAGCTCTCGGCGCCGTTGAAGCCGCCGCCCTGCGCGCCGCGGAAGGTGGCGCTGATGAGCCGGCGCTCCTGGCCCGGCGCGCAGTCGGGGAAATAAATCGCATCGTTGCGCACGGCCACGGCCGGCGTGAAGGCCAGCGCGGCGCCGACGTGGGCATCGTAGGCCGGCTGCCCGGACGCGAAGGTGGGGTCAGCCCACTGCAGCGCGTAGGCCGTGCCCGCGTTCTTGGTGAAGCGCTGCAGATGCCACCGGCCCTCATCGAAGGCTCGATTGATGGCCGACAGCGAATCCAGCATCAGTTCACCGTGCCCGTCAGAGCGCCCGGGTTGAACAGCGGCGTGATGCCGGCGCTGATGCTGCGCGCCGCGCTGAGGGCGCCCCGGTACAGAATGGCCGCGCCCGCGCCCGCGCCCATGGCGACGCTGAAGTGCGTGGCCGTCGCGCTGCCCGCAGTGCACTCGCCGAACTGCACAGTCGCGGTGTTGCTCACCTGGTCGCCGGTCACGGTGAAGCCGCCGGCGCTGCGCGCCACGCCGACCGGGGCGTATCCGGTGTACGCCACCTCGCTCGTGTCGCCCGTGCCGGCCTCGCCGGGGTCGGCGGTGTGCAGGCGCACGAAGAAGCTGCCCGCGGCGGCCGACGGCTGCAGGCCGCTGGCGTCGCCGATGTTGGCGAAGGCGGTGTTCTGGAAAAGCAGCCGAAGAAGCGCGGTCTCGGCGGTGTTGCTCA